ATCATACAAGTTCGAGCATGGCGAACCATGCACTTAATACACAATTAAAAGTAAATACTATGAAAGACCTATTCGTATTACCTAATGCTAGTTCTGTTTATAAAGAACTAGAATCCATTCGCAAAGCTGGCGAACTTAACAATAACGAACTGGAGCGCCTTCTGTTTAAAGCTCTGTTCTTACTTGAAGATACCGAAGCTGAGAGAAACCGTCATCAATCGACTTTAGAATGGGGCGAAGAAAAACCATACTGGTAAGTTTTTAATCATTAGCCTCACCAGAAATGGTGGGGCTTTTTGCGAGTTTCAGCTGTCATAACTGCAGGCAAAAAGGGGGAAGTAAAAGCAAAAAGGGGCTATGATAGCCAAATGTTGCGTTTCAGTTAAAACTTACTGAACAAGTTCAGAGTTTTATCCCTTACACTTCATTTGGCTGTCATCATACCGAGGCAAGGCGACTTGTCAAGCGCATAAAAGCCTGCATGGCAGAGAGTAGCGCAACTAATAGAAGCTTTTGTACTAATTAGTGCATTTAGTAACTACGTTTGAGCGAGTTTTTATAGTCGCAGTGGTGTACATATCCTCTACACTTCTACCAATGCCAATTCTAGGCAGAACTATAAAACCAACACAAAAATACCATGAAAATAGAAATAAACGAAGATGAAATATTTGACGCAATCGAAAGAGACGTTCAACAATTAATCGATAACGAAATTAGAAACCTTGATTTTAGTGACGACATACGCGGAGAGATAGGAGACTATGACTTTGACTTTGATGTTGATAGAGCCTGCGAGAAGTTCCTTGAAAGTTACAACTTCAGTTATTTGGATGGGTTTCATCAAGCGTTTCGTGACACGTTAAAAGATGAAAGTCAATTCGTTAACTTAAATCCATTCTATAGCTTAAATGAACGCATTGAAAAAATAGAAAAGCTTCTTGGCTTTCGTGCAGAGGAAAGAGCGAACGAACTTCAAGCAGAGATTGACGTCTTGCTTGCCAAGATCGAAGTTTTAGAAGCGGAAAAGACCCAAGACTAAACAACTGCCCTAGCGGACTCTATATCTGCAGGGCTTTTTTATTACTAAACTTACTAGCAATTATGAATTACCAAGGGATTACAGGGCATTACAGTCACGCAAGAAAACTTGCTCGAATTTACAAAGCAATAGGAAACGAACTTATAACAGTATATGAAAAAAATGTCACCTATGCTACTTACATGAAAAACCTAAAAAGAATTATAAAAGAGGAGGAAGAAGAATGAAACTACTAACGGAGGGAAACCAAAAAATAGAAAAAGGGCGCAAGCTTGGATTCATGACATACGGAGTTCACTTAGCACCTAGCAACTTGGCAGGTTATAACACTTGCCAATTTGCAAGCGCAGGTTGCAGAATGGCTTGCTTAAACACAGCAGGACGCGGACGCATGACCGCAATTCAAGAGAGCAGAATAAAAAAGACCAAATACTTTTTTGTGAAAAGGCAGGAGTTCCTTGAGCAGTTGAAAAAGGAGATTAGCCTTGCAGTGGGAAGAGCAGAGAGAAAAGGGCTTAAACCTTGCTTTCGTTTGAATCTTACTAGCGACATACCATGGGAAAATGTTCGCTTGAAATCTTCAGGGCTTTCCATATTCGACAGTTTTCCGCAAGTGCAATTCTATGATTACACAAAAAGTTTTAAGCGTGCCTTGAATTACTTGCATGGCAGGCTTCCCAGTAATTATCAAATTACATTTTCACGAAGCGAAAGCAATCAGTCCTACGCAGATATGATCTTGAAAGCAGGCGGAAATGTCGCAGTTGTATTTCGTGACAAGTTGCCTGCAGATTATAACGGCAAGCAGGTTATTGACGGCGACGAGACTGACTTGCGCTTTTTAGATCCTAGCAATTGCGTAGTCGGGTTAACAGAAAAAGGTTTAGCAAAGCAGGATGAAAGCGGTTTTGTTGTTGGTTAAGTAGTAGTATATGTCCCTAGTTCGTTTCGGCGGGCTAGGGACTTTTACAAGATCAGCCATCATTAAATAAAAAAAAGGGGAAATTATGAAAACAAAAACAAATATAGAAAAGGTGACCGACGCAATGAACTTCGGCTCGCCATTAAATCAAGTGGTCGTCTTGACCGCTTTAGACAAGTACTGCCAGAAAGTAGCAGACTGCAAAGAGAAGCCAGAAAATTGGGGAAACATGATCTGTTGGGACGCTTGGAAAAGATCCTGCAAGGACATAGCAAAAAGGATAGAGCTATGAATCGGTACACAAAAATAACAAACGAGCATCTCAGTCTAGAGAACTCATTCGGAACAATCCGAGAAGAAAAGGGAGTAGAGCTTCATTGCGAACTTGGCATTCACGAAAACGCGGAGACTGGGTGGTTTGAAATCTACGACTTCAAGACTGGCGGTAACGAGTGGCATGCAGAAGGCGGTCTCTGGTTCGAGGGCAAAGACGTTGTTGACTACGACGGAGTTTTCTCTTTACCGCAAGGCGTAACAGACCTGCTCAAGGAGCACGGCTACAAAACGGAGGAAATAGAATGACCGAAGGCAACGACACTTTTGAACTTGAAATTCAACTGCGAGGTAGAGACTGCCTCGTAGTTTGCTACGCTGAGTGGCACAGCCTGCAGTGCAGTGCAACGGCAGAAGTGGGGAATAATCCTTACAGCAGTGAAACATGGGACGAAGTAGAGATGCATCGGTTCGAGATAGAGAAGTTACTTGTCTGGACTGACTCTGATGCCTACGAAGAGATCCCTACGAATGCTTTAACTCCTCAAGATATTGAGAGGGTACAAGATAAACTAAACGCAATAATTCATAACTTATGAAAACAATAGTAACAGAAGACGATGTAGAGCATTGGTTAGGGGGTGACAACACGTTGCCAGAAGCAATAGAAGTCCTTACTGCCATAGCTAATGGAGAATACAAACCAGAGCTATTTAGAGACGAAGTTCTGATGCTTAGAGAGGACGAAGAGTCATGATTACATATATAGACGACAGCACTTGGTGGAATGAATACAAGCCAAAGTACAGCGACTTAGATTATCTATGGCATACAGATGAGCTATTCAAAAATCAGCTAGCAAAACCAGACGGCATCAAGCACATCTGGAGCGCAGTCGATACAGATGAAGAGATAGTCCTTATGAATGGAATGCACGTTGTCAATCGACTTGGTTATGTAATCTGTGAGAATCCGTGGAAGCAAGGAGAAGATATAACTGTAGTGCATGATGAGGAGGATTACCATGGCTAGATTTATATTAGACATAGCAAACGTGCACAAAGATACTCATCGCAAAAAAATCACATGTCACAAAAAATTGATGAAGCGCATTTGCGATGACATTATAGGTGGCGGTTATACTAGCGGTATAATTACTATAAACTGCATAGAAAAAACAAATAAAAAGCAATTCAAAGATAAACTCGTAAAGGTCAAAGCAACAGTATGGTCATGAAAAATAATATGTGCAAAGAACAAGATGATAATAGGGTAGATGACATTACCAATATGGTTATGGATGAAATCAGAGATGTACTGCAGAAATACGAGCAGTACTATCCAGAGTGGATCGATGACGATCTAGACTGGAATCTAGACGACAGAATATACTCGTGCCTGCATAATGAAATTAGGTACGCATACATAAAAAGGAAAAACGAAGATCCGTTTCCAGATGGCAGACCAAGCATCGACGAACATTTAAGCAACGCATACTGCGATGCAATAAAAACAGAAAGGAACAAACAAAATGGGTAGATGGTACAGTGGAGATATAGAAGGTAAATTCTGGTTCGCGGTGCAATCGTCAAGCGCCGCTGACAGATTCGGAAGTGAAGGAACTTGCGGATACTTGGATTACTTCTTTGATGAAGACGACTTGCCGAAGATCGAATCAGAGATTAAGGCAATCCAGGACTCTCTTGACATGGAAAAGATGGAGAAGTTCTACGGAGAAAATGCTGAATTCACAAGTGAAATGCTTGCAGATGCCAACATAAACAAGCACGATGTACAGCAGTACGCTGATCTACAACTAGGAATAAAAATAAGGGACTGCGTCATAGAAACTGGCGAATGCACCTTTACAGCAGAGCTATGATAAATCCAGATAATCAATGCCAAGCGTTCACCTACTTTCACGAAGTGGAAGCTAGGTTGCGCATCGCAGGTCTCACAAAGAAACTAATGCAGAAGAACGGAGAGTACACAGCTCTTACAACGGACGACTGCATGGCTACTTTTGCTGATGATGGATTTCTATTGGACTATGCTTGTCCGAGGTCTATGACCTTAGAGGAAACCTTAGAAAGTCAGAAGAAGTTCTCAGTAGCTCTTGATGAAATATTCATCAACTTGGGATTACAAAAATTATTTCCTAGTGACAACTGAGCTATTTAAGGAGATAGTTAGATATGTATTACTTGTGCTTATAATTATATTGATATGTGAAGAACTATTCTAGTGACTTTTTAAGTAAAAGTCAATCTAGGGCATTAGGTGTTGACAATCAGCGCCTAATGCTCTTTTTTTTATTTATGCAAGAATTAAGCGTATATCCAGAAAAGGGGGCTATGCAACTTGAGCCTGACTCAATGGTGTCCGTCAAAGAGGGGGACAGCTTTATAGAAAAAATGGCTTCGCAGTTAAAGACTGGCGATGTTTACACTACTAAAATTAACAGACAGATGCACAAGCGAACAGTAAAGCAGTGCATAGAGGAACTGGTAGATCATAAGATTTCCATTACTTACAAGTTCTTTCCTATATCTGGTCTAGTTCTTAGTCATTTAACTAAGGGTGAAATTGTTCATATGCCTATAGATGAGGGCATAGAAGTAGAAGATCTTCAGCAGTTATTTAATTACGTCCTGGACTACGTCCAAGAAGACGAGCTATAATGCGAGGCAACAAGGGGCAGACCTACGAAGACTGGATTGGTTCTGCCTCCTGGAAGGACGGACAAGGGGCCGAGAAGCTCTTTGGAGACCTTGTAAGGGGTAAGTACCCAGAAATAAGAGAAGCCACCCTTCAAGAGCAATATAAGCACATTGACTGGGTATGCTCTGCAGGGACGATTGATGTAAAGGCAATCAAGCGCAAGAGCAGAGGGGGGGATAAAAGCACTGACTTCATCTGGGTAGAGTTCAAAAACAATACAGGGGACAAGGGCTGGTTGTACGGAGAGCAGGACTTCATAGCCTTTGAGCTTGATGATAGCTTCATGGTGGTAAGAAGGATTGCCCTATGCGAACTATGCGAACAACTTTGCGAAACAAATAAAAAGGTTGCAAAAGCTTCAGAGGCTCTCTACAAGGGGTACACTCGCAGGAATCGATCCGATTTAATATCAATAATTAGAACCGATGATCTGTTCAGAATTAATCATTCAATAATACAAAAAACATGTCTCACTTTTACAAATACAATTCAGGTAAACCCCAATTCCTCAGCCATTTAGCTACGCCTGCACAGGCTAAAAAAGTAAAGGGGGCATGGCCGTCGGTAACTACAGTGCTTGGAGTCATATCTGATCCGTTCTTGGACAAGATATACAAGCCCAGGAAGATAACCGAACTAGCCAGAGAAAACGAAAGCATGCACTGGAAAGATATTCTAGATCTAACCTACGGCGTAAGAGAGCATCCAGAAACTGCAGAGGAGATGCCTTCGTCTGAATTTGGCACAGCAGTGCATAAGCGCATAGAGGACTACGTCCTGGAGGACATTGAGGATAAATCTATTGAAGCAGTTACTCCTTGGGATGACTACGCTATGCCATTCATTGATTGGTACAAAGAGAACGAAGTTAAGCCAGTAGCCGTAGAGCATATGCTAGGCGAACCAAGTATAAAAATTATTGGCAGTGTAGACTTCATAGGCAAGGACGGAGATACTGGCGATGCCTTCCTGGCTGACTACAAGTGCAGATCAAACTGCAAGGGCAGAGGTAAGTTCTACGACAAAGATCTTTATCAGTTAGCTATAGAGGCGTGGATGCTGTCTAAGAGGGCTAGACTTGAATACATACCAGGGTGCATATCAATCTGCATTGACTGCGAAACGAAGAAGCATTATCACAAGGTCTGGGATCCAGATAAGATAATGCACGGAGTAGAAGTGGCTAAATTATGTAGCAAACTTTACTGGAAAACTAGAATGAAATAAACTATGACGCTAATACAAATAATACTTTTACTTGTACAGATTGAGAGCTCTGGCAATGACCTGGCCATTGGGGACAATGGAAAATCCTATGGTTGCTTGCAGATGACTGAAGCCTATGTACAGGACGCATCGGACTACGCAGGCAAGAACTGGAAGCATGAAGATGCCTTCTGCAGGGAAGCCTCCGTGGATATATTTATTGCATACATGTCTAAGTACGCTACGGAAGAAAGGATTGGTAGACCTGTAACAATAGAAGACATTGCAAGAATTCACAATGGCGGACCGAACGGATACAAGAAAAAGTCCACAAAGAAGTACTGGCAAAAAGTAAAGGATCAAATACTATGATAAAACCTTATGAAACAAAATACAAAGAGCTGCTTGATTCTGACTCATTCTGTGACGACGCTGTAATATTCCATGGACTAGAGGATTGCATAACAGGTATAGACCAGAACAACTACGCGGTGTACGACTCAATAAAAATTATTGACAAATTTATGCAAGATGGAATGACAGATGAAGAGGCCATTGAATACATGGAGTACAACGTAGTCGGAGTCAATGCAGGCAATGGCTTCGTAATCCATTATCACTAATGGACAGATACGTCATAAAAGTAGAACGGCTTGACATGGCTCCAGGAAATGTACAAACATATGCCAAGTGGGCAAATGATCACAAGCAAGCGCTCAAGTATATATTTAAAACCAGAACTGCCGATGGCTACGGAACTTTCAAAAGGGGTGGCACAGGTAAAATACTATCCGTAAAAAAAATAAAAGCATGAACATACCAAGCTCAGATTCTATGTCAGAGTTCAGCACTGGAGCTGTACGCGACGCAATGCAAAATAAGGGTATCCCTAGCCAGATGCCTACATGCGCCTTGAGGGCGGTGTCCAGAAGGTTTGAAGACGGCGCAGAAAAGTACGGTCTAGGTAACTGGCAAAAAGGTATGCCCATGTCCAGGTATGTAGATAGTATTTATAGGCATCTCTGGGACTTTGTTGACGGAGACCAAGACGAAGACCATCTATCCGCTGTAATCTGGAATGCCATGTGCCTTTATTACACAAAAGAAAAGATTGACGAAGAGGTACTACCAAGCAGTCTTGACGACTTGGAAGCGTAGCTCAGTCGGATAGAGCAACGGATTTCTAATCCGTAGGTCATGGGTTCGAGTCCCTTCGCTTCTACCATTTTATTTTGAAATACATAACTCAATCCAAACTTAAGCAGTGGAGAACTCGCAACTGCCCAAAGAGATGCCCTATCAGTCAATCCAAGATGGACGACATCGTAGTAGATCATTGTCATGGCACAGGTGAAATCAGAGGAGTTCTGCATAGGCAGAGCAACGCCTTCCTTGGTAAAGTAGAAAATGCTTGGAAGCGGTACGCATTCAGAAGCGCAGGTGTATCTTTGCCAGATGCCCTTAGAAGAATGGCTGACTACATTGAGTACAGTAGTTCTGGAATGTTGCACCCTTACGGCGCAACCCAACTGCAAAAAAAGTTCAAAAGAAAAAAATTAGACGATCAGTTAAAAATTTTACTTGACTTGGGTGCAGACATTGAGAATATCGATACAAGCAACTTGGAAAAGAGATCCAAGTTATACAGAAAAAAAATAACGCAAAATAAATATGACTGACAAAAATATACGTCAAAAGTTACAGGGGATACAGTCCTCTTTGAAAGCTCCAAAAGGGCAGACTAATAAGTTCGGTGGATACCGATATCGTTCTGCAGAAGATATTCTAGAAGCAGTGAAGCCACTGCTAGGAGAATGGAATTGCAGTCTAGTAGTACAAGACAAGATGGTCGAAGTTGGTGGCAGAGTCTATGTAAAGGCTACTTCTACTTTGCTTGATAGCGACTCAGACGAAAGCATCTCAGCTACTGGCTACGCCAGAGAAGCAGAAGACCGCAAAGGTATGGACGCAAGCCAGATTACTGGAAGCGCTTCTAGTTACAGTCGCAAGTACTCATTGAATGGCCTGCTTTGCATCGACGATACTAAAGATGCAGATGCTACTAACACGCACGGCAAGGTTACTCCTGCAGTGCCAGGAAAAACTAACACTAAAAATACAGAGGATTTATTCTAATTATGCCAAAACCAGAATACGATAATACCAACAGAGGTGCAATATTCAAGAATGATAAAAAAGATTCTGAAAAGCACCCTGACATGACTGGACCACTCAACGTAGATGGAGTAGATTACTACATCGCAGGGTGGTTCAATGAAAGCGAAAGCAAGGGCAAATATATGTCCGTCAAGCTTACGAAAAAAGACGACCCTAGCGTAGCGACAGCATCGTCAGCTAGCTCAAGCCTACCATTCTAAGCTATTCGTTGCCATCAAGGGAGGGGGTTATCCTCCTCCCTTTTTTTTGGCGACTTGCATAATGATACCGCATAATAAAGAAGCAGAAAGGCACTTGCTCTCCAGTTTTGTAGCAGGTGGATCAAGTTCGTTTGAAGAAGTTGCTACCTTGGTAGACGAGAAAGACTTCTACGATCATCAGAACCAAATAATTTTTAGATCTATAAAAAACGTGGTTCTGTCTGGCAACGAGTTAGACGAGATAAGTCTATCCGAAGAACTAAAGAAGGAAGGACTACTTGAAGAAGCAGGAGGGCTATCGAATGTCCTAAGCGCTACTGGCTACGCAGGTAGTATACAGAATAGGTACTGCGCTGAAACAGTAAAAGAAAAGTCAAACCTTCGTAAACTAATTAAAAAATTTAAGTCCTGCGTAGAAGATATGCAGGAAGAGACAAAGAGCAGTAAAGACATTACTTCTGACGTAGAGGGTTTGCTAATAGAAGTTAGCGGATCATCTGGCAAAAAAGAAGGAATGCAAGAGAGCCTCGAAGAGATACAGATTGAGTTCCAGAGTATGCTTGATGGCACTTACGAGCCACAAGTAATCAAGACCAATATAAGTCACCTAGACGACAAGCTCAACGAGGGCGGCATAGGGGTTGGTGAAGTTATGGTTATAGCCGCGCCTACATCGTGCGGAAAGAGCCAGCTAGCCTTAAATATAGCCTCCAGGGCGATCAATAGGCAGAAGCAATCCTGCATGATATTTTCACTTGAGATGCCAAAGAAGCAAGTCCTCAAAAGAATGCTTCATAGCATGTCTGGAGTAAACCCTAGAAGAATAAGAGAAGGCAGGATAACAACTCAAGAAGAAGAAAAGATAAGAGAATGCTCTACAAAACTAGAAGGCATGAGCCTTTACAGTAGTCACTCCGTAAGGGACGTAGATGATTTAGCGATACAGTGCAGATCAGCAGTCAGAAAGTACGGCGTAAAGCTAGTAGTTGTGGATTACTTACAGCTAGTCCCTTGGGATGCAAAGAAGTTCAGCAAGACAGAAGCTGTCTCTGATATCTCTCACAAGATAAAGCAAATGGCTATAGAGCTAGATATATCGGTTATTCTGCTGTCCCAAGTGAACCGAGAAGGCTCTCGTTCGGAGGGTGGCCTAGAAGTTTATCATCTACGCGATTCTGGGGACATTGAGAACGACGCTGACGTCATAATTATGATGTATCCAGAAGGAATGTGCATGAATAAAGCAACAAGGGTTGACAGCGAAGGAGAATACAAAAATATGATATATAAGATAGGCAAGAACAGAGAGGGCGAAAGAGACCTAATGGGCTTGTTTAAATTTTACAATCACTACGGAAGGTTTTATTGATGAACGCAGAAGAGATAAGTAGGTGCATAAAGTACTATGATACAATAGATGAAAAAGCAAAGCGCATGCACGACAGTCATTACGATCAACCAGTGCTTACTGACTACGCAAAAAAACTTATTGACAGAAAAGAAAAAAACAGAAATGATGCCATCAACAAAGCAACAAATTTAGAGGTAAGCTCTTAGGTAACAAAGAGCAAGGTTTCTGTTTACTGACCCTTGTTAAGTCCTCGGCCCTTCCTGTTTTATCGAGTAAAGCAGGGAGGGTTTTTTATATCCCTTTAAGGATACTAGCTACGTCGTTGTTTATTATGCCCTTTCTTCTGTACTCTCTGTACAGACCTCTGTCCCTATGGGCATTGATTTCTACAAGTGACCGAGCTCTTGAAAGCAGATCCATGTTAAGGAGCAACCTATCTTCTGGGGTTCTACCTCGTCTTTCGTCTATGCTGCGTCTGTTTCTTTCTGCTTCAAATCTTCTGCCCATGATGGCTTCCTTGGCATCCTTGCTGCGCTTCATTGATTTTATTACGGACTTTACTTCTCTATCTGTCTTGCCCTCTGCTAGCTCAGTGTACTGCTCTCCAGTTGTTAGGGATACTTCTTTGGAATAAGGTATAAAGTCTAAACCCCTGGACACTCTGAATATATCTTCGCTCTTTACGTTTCCGTCTCGCATAATCTTAATCTTTTCTTCAGAGTTGAAGCCCATACGATCTAGTCGTTGGTATGCCTCTTCAACTTCTCTGTAAGCCAGAACAGATTGCTCTAGGGAATCCTGGTACATTTGATTGAGTTCAGACTCTGACAATTGACCAGATCTGTACTTCTTTGCAACAGTATATCTACCCCTGGCAATGGAGTGCCTCTTAGAAAAGTCTTGAATCCTTTGAGATGCCATTCTTTTTACATCGACTCTCTGGAATCTTAGACCGACTTGCCTGAGTAGAATCTCTTGAAAAGTGTAATTACTTGGGTCTACCTCTCTTGTAAATTCACCAATCCCAGCGTCAGCTAAAACCTTGTCAAAGCCTCCAGCCTGATTAAATCTTTTTATGTCACTGAAACTTCCAGGAGTAAAACTTTCTTTGGCTACATAAGTCAAAAGATCTTTGAACTTATCAAAGCCTTCTTTTTCAGTAATTTCTTGTCCTCTTATGTCTCTGTTTGCCAGAGCGCCATAAATATTTCTTCCAACAAAAGTTCCTTCTCCCAAGAACTGCTCACTGAACAACTCTCCGAACTCTCTCGCTGTTTCAATGTCTGCTTCTTGATCTCCTTGCGCGTACCTATTAAATGTTCTTGCAACAAAATCCTTTCCTGGGCCAGTCAACTGAGTAAGAGTTGCATGCGGAAGAATATAACTAACGGCGGCAGCGGCTCCCATGCCAGTCTCTTTGTCATAAGAAGCGATTATATCTTGATTTCTTAAATAAGAAGGAGAGAAGAACCTAAAATCATCCAGCTCTTCTCCATAAAGTGTACTGCCCAAATCTTCGTCTTTTCCAGTGAATGCAGAAAACAAACCAGTACTTACTTCTGCGCTCTTCATAGCGCCTACAGTAAACGCAAGGACTGCACCCAAAAATGCAAACCTTCTTGTTCCTTCTGCCGCTAAAGCTGCCCTAGCAGCATCGTTCAGCTCAATGTCAAAGTACTTAGCAAAGCTGTCTCCGTTGCGCATCATGCCAGCGTACCGAATGGCATTGGTAGTATTGCGCATAATCTCAAGTGTAAATGTAATGAACTGCGGAAGGACACCGATTCTAGAAAGAGCCCTACCTACTTTTGTTGTTCGATTGTAGTTCTGATATGTGTCATTAGTTATTTGCGCAGCTATAGCTTTTACTTTTTCTGGATTTATTTTTACTTTATTTCTAACCAGAACCTTCTGCACGAACTCTTGGTTGTGCTTCCATGTAGCGTATCTTGCTGCAGTGTCAGTTATGCTGTATAATTTACCAGCTTGCCTTGTAGCTTTGTCTACAATATTTCCTACGGCTCCTGTCTTCAGAGCATCAGCTACGGCATTTGCAGCTAGACTAGCATTGCCAATACCGTACTTGTACATCTCCTCAATATCATCAAGAAGTAACTTTCTGGTTGCAGCGTCTGACTTTTTTGTAAGAGCATTGTAGTTCGCAACTTTTTTTCCAAGTAGTTGAACATTGGAATCTAATTCAGAAGCAGCTAAGTTAGCTCCTCTAGCCCAACTTCTTAGAGGACTAAAGTTTTTATAGTTTTTACCCATGTACCCAGGGATCATACCGTTTGAAGCCATCGAAACAAAACCACCTATAGCATTAACGGAATAACTAGGGACGTTGAAAATAACCTTTACTGCCTTTGATAGACCTACAGCGCCTCCAAACAAATCTTGAATGTTACCCATGAATCCCTCTGCAACCTTGTTGGAGTAGTCTCCCTCGTACAATCTGGTTATGGCTGTTACTGTTTCGATAGGAACATAAAGATCATCTGCTGCTTGAGTATGCTTTAGATTTAGTGGCATGTACCCAGCAAGCGGCTGACTAGAAACAAAGCCATTGTTTCTTAAAATTGTAAGCAAGTCCTGATCTGACTGTATCATTGCTAGATGTCTTCTTGGTTCTAACAATCTAAACTTGGCTGAAAGACCAGCTTCCAACTGAGCGCTTTTATATTCGCCCAGGAACGCTCTTTCTTTTGGCCCTGGTGCATGACCTTCAATTTTTGCCTCAAGACGTCCAGGAAGACTAGCTACGAGTCTTTTTGTGGTGCTTGGATTGTTTATAGCAAACATTTGTTCAAGCCTGTTTATATGATCTGTCGCTAACTTACGAGCAGCCGTTATGGCTTCTTCATCGGCAGGATCTATTTTTCTATCTCTTATCAGGGCATCGTTTACTTCATCTATGGCTTGTTGCTTTTGGCTTGCATTTGGCGCAAACTTTTGGTCAACAAAACCAGCGTACAATTTTGTATCGTACATTCTGTAGCCTCTTTGTATGGATTCATTGAGTCTAGTTTTTAGAATGTCTGCTTCTGTTTTTGGCAGGTAATTAAATGTACCGAACTCTTCAAAAGAATCTCTAAGTTTTGTAGCTACTTCTATTTCTAGTTCCCTGAACTTATGCAAGTCTGCAGTGATGTTTCCAGCCTTAGAAAGATTATCTGACATCTTTCCTCCTTGAATAAATTCTAGAACATCTTCCTTGAGGTCTGGGCGCTCTTCCAGGGTGAATTCATCAAATCTTCTTTGAAACTTGGAGCTTTGCGCTTCTGCAGCTCGCATTTCATCTTCAAACTTTAAGTAGCTCTCTTTGGATCCTTTACCAATAAGCGCTTTTCTTACATTTATAAAAGGAATCTTTACACCATCTGCAGAAGCTCCTGGAGCCGCTGTAGCTAAAACATTTTTAAGGGATGAAAGAAACGGAGTCTCTCTATTTGCAATAGCTTCAGCCTGTCTTTCTCTGTAGACTCTAGTCTTAGTCTTGACTACCTCTTGTTCAGTAGCGTCTCTTCCTAAGATAGGACGAAGCACTGACTTTATCTCGGACTCTACGTTTTTATCTCCAGAGGCAATAAGATCATCTATTTGCTTTGGGCTTTTTCCTATAAGTTTAGTAGCCGTGCTGAAGTACTTTTCATCTATCTTGCCAATGCTTTTTCCTAGAATGCCGCCAGTTGCTCCAGCCAGCAAGGTATCCCCTAGACTGACTTCTCCTGTCCCTCTGACTGCATCTATGGTGTCGCCAAGAAGTCTCTCGCCTGCAGCGATTCCAGCCCCCTTGATCATGGCATCCTTAGCTGGGCTTATTAGATTCTTCTTTCTAAATACTACAGAGTTTGCTGCACCTGCAGCGATGACTCTTCCTAGTTGAAGTTCGTCTCTTTTCTCTACCCCTTTTTGCGCTACAAGGCTACCAGCCATTCCGCTAAAAAGTCTAGAAGCTAGACCACCAAGAGGAACTCTGTTTTTTAAAAAAGCAGCACCGACTTCACCGACTATAGCTGCACTTATTTCTGTAGCTGCAGAGCCAGCCACCTGACCTCCAGTCAAAGGTAGGCGCTCTTCCTCTTCTAAGACTTCGTCTTCATCCATAATTAATTAAGACTTTTTTATTTCCTGTTTTGTATCAGATCTATAGGTTTTTCCTTGATATACAAATGTTTTTTGTCCCTTACCTTGTGCATCAAGAGCTAATGCATCAATTGCTGCTTGTTCAAGACTAGGACCAAAGTCAGTATTCTGTAAGCCAAGATTCTGCTCAAGGATATCAAACAATAAATCCTTAACCTGCCTGTCTTTTTCTTGAGGAGTTATCTGCTGAGGAAAATCTGTTAGCAAGCTATTGTATATGTTAGTTGCAGTTTCTAGGGCTATGTCGTACTCTGGTCTGTTGTCCTTTCTGAACTGCTCAAGTTGAGCATCGTTTGCAGCTATTTGCTGCTGGGCAAGGCTTGCTTCTTGCTCTCTAGATCTATCTTGTTCGTCAAAGGTTTCTCCTGGTCTCCTTGGGTCAAACCCTGCTTCGGCCATTGCTCTATCTGCTTCATCTGGATACATTTTTCTTAGTTGAGCATCAGTAAAGCGCTTTTTGCCTGCGTCGCTTCTCTCTTCTG